CCTGCGGACCTGGGGGCTATCTTTACCCCAGTTCAGTTTTCTGATTTACCGGGCGCTATTAGAGGTTTTCAGTTTGCAGATTTACCTGGAAGTATGTTAGGTATTGCTGCCCCTCAGCTCTTGGCTTTTCTTAGGGGCGTAGCAGGCGACATTAGAAATTTGCCTGCACAAACTTTGCCTTTAGCATTCAACCAGGGCCTGCCCGCACTTATTGAGCCTGTGTTCGTAGGAACTACTGATTTTCCTCGAATGCCTGCAACTATAACTGGTGCAACTATAAGTGGTGCAGAAGGTAGTGTTAATTTTATTGGTGGATTTATTAAAGGTCTTTTTGGAGGAATTCCTGGAGAGTTAGCGGCCTCTATTAGATCTGCGGATACAGAAGTAGATCTTCAGGCAACTGTTACAGGGGGCGGGGCTTTAAATCTCGGAGGAACTATTGGACTCATCCCTGTGGGTGCTCAGGATAGGTTTCTAAATGCTTTTGCACAACCACTTCATCCTGCAAATCTTGGGGCTGTTCTAACTTTCAGTGAGAATGTGAGGTTCCTAGGAGCCGTTATTCTTTCCCTCAGGGGTACAGGTGATCTGGGAGCAGCAATTAAAGTAGCTGAGACTTTCGTGACCGCCCTCCTTACTATTAGTACGGTTACCAGTAGAGATTTGAGAGCTACTATTGGAAAGCCGGGTTGTGCTGGTGGTTCTGCTGTTCTATCTTTAGGAGCTACAGCAATTGCGCAACATGCCAAGAGTTTGGGGGCTCTTCTTCAGTCTTTCGTGGAGAAAAATCTAGGGGCGTCCATCAATACGGAAGATTTGTTTTTTGCATATGATACTATAGTCATTAAGTTTACTCCTTTCAAATTACCAGGGGATCCCGCATTCAATGCTACTGATACTATCGCTGTGCTATTCTCTCCTTTTAGAGGAAAGAATTTAGGTGCTATTGTCAATATTATTCAGAATAATGTGTTTCTGAATGCCAGTATTAATCCTGTGTTCCCCCTTCCTAGGGTTGTTCCTGCGGTTAACAGGCTAACGGCCCTCGATCTCAGGCTTACAGAGCCCCAAAATATTCAGGAGATCCGTCTTCAACTTGAGGGGTCTCTCTTAGAATATATCTATGTGAACGGAACAGATACTTCCTTTATTAAGGATCCTAATGAAGATTGGAAGATCAATATTCGTTCTTTCCAGCCTATCGCAGCGGGTTTGTTTGGAGATCATGCTGCTGCTAAGGTTTGCAGACTAGGAGGATTGACCAGCTTTAGGACTATGGATGAGGCAGTCAGGTTCTGTATCCAGGCAGTGTTGGGGTTTCAATCTCAGGCAGATTTTGGAGCCATTATTACTTCTAAGGGAGGTATTAACAGCCTCAGTGCATTTTTGGAACCTCAAAATACCTTTGGAAATTTGCCCGGTGTTATCCAACAAGTATTTCAGGTAGATTTATCCACGGTTATTACAGGCACTCCCTTCTTAGGTTTCGCAGTTGAAGGTGATTTTATGACTGCAGCTATCAAGGCAGTGGGTTTTTCTCCGGGATCAGGAATTGCTGCTAATATGGGAGCTTTTATTGATATCTTTAGGGAGCTGAGTCTTAGTGGTACTCTTACCACTAGTGGTGGTCAGCCCTTCCTAGCTAATAACCTTAATGCATTCTTGCTAAACAGTACTATTGGCATTACTGAGATCAAATCTTTGGCGGCCACTATTGATCTTGAACAGAATGAGCAGTCGATCTACTTTACCGGTAGTGGTAGCAACGAATATATTTCGATTGATACTCTCGATAATCTAGGTTTCGGCTTGGGACGTCAGTTTACTGTAGCCTTCTGGATTAGATGGGATCCCAACAGTGCAGACGGAAACCCCACAGACCCTGCAGGGACGCCCGTTGTCTTTGACTCTATCCTTGGTGCAAGCTCTGACGCTCCTGCCCAGAAATTACTAGGTGGGGGTATCCCTGGGTGGAAAGACGGCTTTGGTTTTTACTGGGAAGAGGACGGCGCTAGTATTAATTTTTGGGTTAATGATTTTGAAACCCACAGTGTTGTCGCAACTCTGGGCAGCGTAGAAGAGTTTAAACAATGGATTCACATCGTAGGTGTTTATGATGCCGACGCTGCTTCTTCTAATGTAAGTATCTATCTTAACGGAACCGTTGATGATACGGATATTCTTGTTGCAGACCTTAATCCCGTGGCAACGGGTACTACCCTAGATATTGGTAGGGTAGGTTTTGATCAGGCTGCGGATGCGTATCCAAACCAGTGGATGGATGAGATTGGAATTTGGCCCAATGTTGCCTTGTCAGGCGGTGAGATTTCTGCAATCTTTGATCCGGGGTTCCAACACCACAACCTGACTGTAAATAAGGGAGCATACGTCCACGCTGACGATCTGGTAGTATATTATCAATTCGAAGACACTGCGATTACCTTTCCGACAGTCACCAATGTAGTTAGTAGTGATACTTTTGATGGAACTATGGTTGGTATGGATGTAAGTGCCAATCTTTCAAATCGCACTGTAGTAACTGACACCAACTCCCTGACTTTCCAGGGTGGAGGATACTTCGAGAACAGTACAGATGCCGATCTTCCTTTGGCTTTGAATGGTCAAGGTAGTTTCACAACTGTTTGTTGGGTTAGGCCCACTAACTTCGTTAGTAGTGATCGTAGATTTCTGGGATTATTTCACTCTGGAGATCAGGCAGGCCTAGAACCTACTCTCTCTGTGGTGCATGATAATGACGACGGTTTTGGTCAAAGATTCCGAGTTTTGATGAATACCCCCGCAGACTCCCCGATCAATTTGACTACAGACTTTGATATAGATGCGACTGAGCCCTATACTTGGTATCATCTTGCAGTTACGTATGATTCTAACACTCGTGTTTGTAACTTCTACGTGGATAATGTCTTCCAGGATACCGGGACTCTGAATGCCGCCCGAAAAAGAACCGGTGAATTTACTTTGGGCGCCTCTCGTTCCACTAATAATATCACTGGTAGCAGATTCCTTGGCGATATTGATATGAATGCGTGGTGGGACAGGGTATTAACTTTAGAGGAACTTGATGAGATTCATAATGGAGGTATTTCTGAAGGGGAGGTAGATCTTACCTTACTGGCCTCTTCAAACGATGACCTCACCAGTTGGTACAGACTAGGTGAAGTGCCAGATACACTACTACTTTTGCGTAGCCGTACATCTAAGACTGCATTTACCAAGAGTCTGAGTAGAGTAGGGCCCACTACCCTTACTGCAGTTATTACTGATACTCCCTTCAATCCAGACAATTAAAACTTGACATTTAGGACAGGGTGGCTTATAGTTATCTTGTACATGGGCAGGAACACCTGTCTTGAGAATGGAGAGCTACATATGAAATTTACTATTCTTGCCGAAGATTTAAAGCGGGCTTTAAATGCATGTAATGAGATTGCACCCGCCAGTTCGTCAATAGCAGAAGAGAAGACTGGTGTTCTCGTGCGTGCCACTGCCGAGAGTGTGGTCTTTATGTCTTCTGATGAGACATCCTATATTAGTATAGAAGTGCCTGCGAAAGTGAAGGAAGAAGGTGAAGCGTTGGTTCGGTGTGGAGCTGTAACCAGTTCCGTTTTAGCCACCTTTGAGGTAGATGAAAACCCCATTGTGGTAGAAACAACTGCCAAGTCCTCCCTTAAACTTTCTGGGGTTAGTACTGTAAAACACAATCGTACTTTCCCTCTTCTTAACGCGGGCTTTTTTATTGAAACGCCCGAGTTTGAAGAAGACAATGCCACAAGGTTTGATGGCCTAGTCTTCCAAGACGGTATCCAGGCGGTAGCACACGCCGCATCCAAGGATACTTCTAAACTTCATTTTAATTGTATATCCGTTACCTTTACCGATAATGAAATAGTCTTTGCAGCTACTGATGGTATCCAGATTGCAGAGTTCCGTAGACGAGCCACGCAAACGTCCGACAAGGGCATGCGTGGCTCTTTCATTTTGGGCCTAAAGTTCGCGAGTGTGCTGGCCAAACATGGTGCGGATAAGCTGCGAGAGGGTAAAGGTGAGGATATTGTAGAGACTTATGTAGAAGGAGACAACTTCTTTCTAAAGAGTGGGAAAACTATTCTGGTTGGTACTTTGTTGAACACAGACTTTCCAGACTATGCCCCCTTCCTGGAGACAGATGAAAAACTTTTGGCAGAGTTTCCTACTAAAGATTTTCTATCCATACTTTCGGGTATGCAGCCTACCGTAGATGCCAAGAGCCATCGTATTATCATAGATGCCCGTAAAGAGGGCAATGCTGTTTTGTCTACCTCCAGTGTTAATGGTGAGGCAGTGAGTTCTGACCTTACAGTCGTGACTCCGGAGAGTTTCAATCTTCATTTTGATGCTCTCTTACTTCAGAATTCTGTCCGTCAATTAGATGAGGGTAACTTTGAGTTCTATTTCACAAAGGAGGCCTCCCAAGTCATACTGAAGTCACCTAAGAATGAGGATTTTAAGACATTGGTTTGTACCCTTAAGCCAGTGAGCTAAATGTCTCTCTACTTTGATGATGAGGAGGCTGCGGAGAAGCTCCGCGAGCGGGGATACAGAGTAGTAAAAGTAGAGTTTCCTGCCGCAGCCTCCACCATTAAGGATTTGATTGATTATTTCTATGCACGTAGGTTGTTTTACAACCCGGACCGGCCCTTTCCACCTAGTCGCAACTTTGTTGAAGATCGCAAGTTCTTGTCTGTTTTTGTCAAGAAGAGGCAGGACTTAGGGCTGAGTAGGAAGGAAGCCATTAGGGAAGCCGCGATGCTAATCGAGGTCCTATTTAGATTCGAGGAGCATCTCAAGTTAAGAACCCCGGTGATGAGTCCCAAGGCGCTGTTAGTTGGCTTTATCATAGAGCGCGTTTGCGCTATCGCAAATGATGAGATAGACGAAGCTAGTGAAGCAGAAACTGAGAGATACATTACCGAGATTAACGAGATCTACAACAAGAAATTTGCTGAGCGTGACAAAGAATTAGCCACAGCCAGCAGAAAACGTATACTGGAGAGATTAGATGGGAAAAGAGACAGGAACACTGAAGGTCGTACAGAACGCGATTGAGAAAGAGTATGGCCCCCTGATTAAATGGCTGGGGGAAGCCGCCGACGAGACGCCGGAGGTGTTTTCCACAGGATGTATTGGCTTAGATCAGGCCCTTGGTAGGGGTGGTCTAGAGCGAGGATTGATTGCTGAGTTTTTCGGTCCGGAAGCAAGTGGTAAGAGCTTTCTGGCCTATTCTGTTATCAAAGAAGCATGTATAGCAGGGTATAAGTGTGCCATTATTGACGCGGAACATACGATGGACCCCCGCTTACTGGCTAATATTGGCCTCCCACGAGACGGTGTGCTTGTAGTCGACGGCGCACCTACGGGAGAGCAGAATCTATCCATTGCCCAGAAGCTGATGGAGACTGGTGAGTTCGCAGTGGTACTAATTGACAGCGTAGCTGCCCTTCTTCCTGATGCTCGGGCAGATGCTGACTTTGACCAACAGTTCATGGGACTACATGCACGCTTGATGAGCGCTGGACTTCAGAAATTGGCCCCGGTGGTCAAGAAGACCAATACTCTATTGATCTTCGTGAATCAGATTAGGTTCAAGATTGGCTCTTACGGCAACCCTGAAACCACCACGGGTGGTAATGCCCTGCTGTTCTATGCCGGGTATCGAATTCATGTGGCTGGTGGTAAGTCCAAGTCCAGCAGATTGTTAGACAAGGGAACTGGTGAGGTTTATGGGCACAGAACCAGCTTTAGAGTAGAAAAGAACAAGCGTTCTGCCCCTTTTAGGACCGCCGAGGTTGACTTAATCTACGGAATGGGTTATGATACTATAGGGGAAGTCATTGACATCGGGGTGGATGTCGGCCTGATTGAACAGGCAGGCGCCTGGTTTGCTTACAAAGAGCACAAGTGGCAGGGCAAGGAGAAGGCCAGACTGGCTATTCAGAGGGATGAGAAACTCAAGGAAGAGTTGGAGAGGCAGGTCCGTGCCATAGTGTCTGGCGAAGTCTTTCACGATACTTCCCAGGAAGATGCAGTGAAGGAACTTTCTGAAACTGTTCAGGAAGAAGTTGTCATTATTGAGAAGAAGGTTAAGAAGGAATCTGATGACCAGCCTGCTCGCAAAAAGCGTGCTGCAAACGCTTAAAGAAGCGTTTCCGAACACACGTATTAACTCTGAATACTATGTTAACTACAATGGGCAGAAACTCTTCTTTGATTTTCATTTGCCAAATCTAAACATAGTAGTAGAGGTCCAGGGTGTTCAGCACACTGAGTTTAATCCGCACTTTCACGGGACAGCGGAGAAGTTTAAGGCTCAGAAGAAGCGAGACAGAACTAAGGTAGAGTGGTGCGACATCGAGGACATGTCTCTAGTGTGTGTCCACCACAATGAGATTCCGATAGAAGTATCGGATCTTCTCAAGAAGATAGAGGAGGCACAGCAAAGTGGATTCCAGAATTAAGAACAGGTTAATGGAGACCTCCGAATCTCTATCTCTGTATGCCGCGCAGCCTCCGTCTGAGATTGAAGAGGTTTTCAACTTTAATGTGAGGGCTATGGAGACGGTGGATTCTTCCACTTTGTCCAAATACACAGTGATGTTGGGACAGTACCTCATCACCCTTCAGGTCAGGTTCAATACGGCGCGTGTTATTTCTGGTCAGAAGAAGAAGGTACTGGAAAGAAAAGTTCGGGGGCTAATCCAATCAGGAGTAGTCGAAGGCGGGACCTTAAAAGAGAGAGAATCAAACGCTGTTGCTACAGACCCTGAACTACAAGCGCTAGAGTTAGAGTATGACGAGGCTTCTGCCGAGAGAGATCTTCTCGACGGAATCGACAAGCCCATCATTGAACTTATGAACGCACTGAAGTCCGAGTTACGGAGGCGTGCGGAAGAGAAGCACTATACTAGTAGGGAAAGAGCTAGTTAATGGATCAAGTTAAAGCACAATTTGCCCATCCGGGGAATGAAGCTGCCGTCCTGGCATGCGTGCTGCAGTCCCCTGGGAACTTCTTTGAGGTGGAAGCTCAGCTATCTGAGCAGGATTTCCTTACTCCCCATCACAAAGCAAT